CAGAAATCAAGGAGGTGGAAGCCCACTGCGCCCATTGCGAAAAGCAATTCCCTGTAATGCTCAACTGGGCCTCACTTCTATTCGGCTAATTTAGTAGTAACATATTGGGAATACGATTCAATTGCATCTGTCTACAAGGGCTTCTCGCTCAACGATATAAAAACGATGACTGTAAGACAAAGAACTTACTGGTCAGCAATGAGTAGATGGCGTAAACAGGAGTCGTAATGGCTGAAAATGATTTAACTGGAGGGCGAGGGTCAATCCCACGAGGCAGCGCTGCTGCCGATATTCGTGCTCGCTTTAAAATAGACAACCAATCTTTAAAGGAAATGTCTACAAACGTAAAAGATATCAAATCGTCTTTTATGTATTTGAATCAAAACCTTTCTTCAATTAACACTAAGTTAGATACTACTTACAGAACACTTGCCAAGATTGCAGGACTAAACCTTTCAAACCTTTCAGGTGGTGCTGCTGCTGGTGGGGGTAAGACTCAATACAGTGCTGCTGTAAACCCATTTCTAAACAACACCAGCGCAAACGCAATCTCTGCTCCACAAATTTATGCTCCACGAAATACGTTTGTACTTCCATCTCCAACAGCCCCTAGTGGTGGTGGATACGGTGGAGTAGATGATGGACCAGTGCGTGGTTCTGGAGCATTTGCTGGGCTAACCCAAATACTATCAACAGCACTACAAGCAATGGATACTCGTGCCAACTCTGGTTATGCAAAAGCACAGAGTGCTGACAAGTTAGGTGTTTATTATCAGCAAGTGATGGGTATTAGTCAACAGCAATACCAATCCCAAGTTCGCCAACCAATGACTGGAAGAATGCTTGGTGAAGGTGGAATTAACACACTACTTGCGTTGCAAGCACAAACTGGTATTAACGCCCAACAAAACGTGGCTGGAGTTGAAGGTCTTCGTGCGTTGTCTGGGTTCTCACTAAGCACAGGTGACATTGCAGGTATGGCTCAAAACCTTGGCTCTGCACAAACCAACAACCGAATGACCATGATGCTTGGTACTGGTCTTTATGGGCCTGGTGGCAAACAGCGTTCAATAGACCAAGTTGTAAAAGACATTGCAAGAAACTCTGGTCTGCTTTCTAACCCTACGTTAGTTAAAGGCGCAAGGCAAAGTGGTTCGGTAACCCGTACTCGTTTGTCTGCAATGGGTGTTAGTGAAGACATTCAAAACTTGGTATTTGATTATGCTGAAGGAAATAACACCTACCGCAGTAAGGGTGGAAAAGGTGATTACGACCCATCAAGCGCCGCCCAACGTAAGTTGATGGGCATTGAGGATAACTTTGCTACTCAAGCAGAGAAGACCACAATGGTTAAAGATAAGCGTGATGAGCAGTTTTATAAAGATCAGGCTGATAACTACGCCAAAATGGAAAAGGGTATTCAAGCAACAACAAAAGCATTGGCAGATTTTGAACACAAACTCCGTGGAATAATTGGTGTTGGAATTAGTACTAAAGGTGGACTAGCACGAAAAGGACTTGGCGCTGCCATGATGCTTGGTGGTGGTATTGCTTCAATGACTGGTGCTGGCGCAGCATTTGGTGTCCCACTAATGATGCTTGGTGGACAACTGGCTATGGGTGACGGAAGCATGCCTGCTGGTGACACGATGGTTCCAACATATGGAAAGAGCCGAATCTCGTTTAGCCAAATGCAAAATAGCAGTACTGTACGTGGTTTGAATTCTAAGTTTAGGGATCGTTTGTTCCAAATGATCGCAGACAACCCAAACGTAGGTATTGGTCAAGGTTCTCGTTCTGAATCAGAACAGCGTCAATTGTTCTTGTCACGATACAAGAAAGACCCTAACGGTGAAGTTAATTGGGAAGGTGAAAACTGGAAGCGTGTATCTGGTGCTCCTGCAACTCCCCCAGGACACTCTATGCACGAAATTGGTCTTGCTGCTGACCTTGTAGGTGATCTTGATTGGGTACAAGAAAATGCTGGAAGATACGGTCTTAAAACATTTGCTGGTGTAAACGGTGAACCTTGGCACGTACAACCAGCAGAACTTCCTAACTCACGATTTGATTATGAAAAAGGTGGCGCTCAATGGGGTATGCCTGCTGGTTCTTCTCGTGGTGCTGTAGCAATAGATAACGCTACAGGACAACCAATTGGTTCTGATGTTGTTGGAGATAAATACCAATCACAAAGCGTTTCAAACAAGCCAACAACGTATGATGCATATCAAGGGCTTGGTACTGTTGAGCAAATGAGTGTTCTCCAAAGCAGAAACCAAGTAACTAGTGTTAGTACTAAGTACTCAAAGTATTCTGGGAATACTAATGTTGATTCAACATTACAAACTAACCAAACAAGTTATACCCTTTCTGCTGGATCAATGAAGGGAGAAGACCTTGCAAAACTCTTGTATAAGAGAGGGTTCCGTGGCGATCATCTAGTAAACATGCTTGCTATTGCTGGTCGTGAATCCAATTGGAAGCCAAGAGCACACAACGGAAAACCACCAGATAACTCATATGGTCTTTTCCAAATCAACATGCTTGGAAAACTTGGACCTGATCGTCTAAAGAAATTTAATATTAGCAAATACGAAGATTTGTTTGACCCAGAAACAAACGTAAAAGCAGCATGGATTCTTAGTGGTGGTGTTAGTAAGAACCTAGCGCCTTGGGGTATTAAGGGTGATGCTTTAGCAAAAACTGGTGATTGGATGCCACGAGCACAGGCTGCCGCAAAATCTGCTGGTGTGGATAAAGGCGACCCTATGCCAATGGGAGCACCAACTCGTTCTGGTTCAACCAGTGTTGCAGTAGGTGGAGATACCCACATAAGTATTGCCCCAGTAATTAACTTAACTGGTGGTGGTGGTTCGGAAAGGGATGCACGTAAGTTGTCTGAATACATCATCAAGATGGTTGAAACGGAACTTAAAAAACAAGCAATGAGGACTAACTAATGTCTGACAATCAAAAAGCAATTGATGCACAAGCAGCACGTTGGGCATCCATCGCTGCAAAAGCACAAGGTAAAGGCCCTGCCGCAATTAAGGCTGCTGGTAAGGTCACATCACCATCGCCACCACCCTCTGCTGGTGTTAAAAGTGATATCAAATGGGGAGAACAGGCTACTGAAGATACACAATATTCAAAGAAAAATCCCCCATTCATATACCCAACACCAGCAGAGCGTATTGCTACCTTAAATGACAGTAATACAGACTCAACAAAACTTGGAATTAAACGTGGGTATATTCGTAGACTTACTGAGTACTACAACCATGTCAAAGGTTCTCCAACCTTAGACACCTTGCGTTGCAACTTTCAATTCAACCCACAAACAATTAGTCGAAGTGTTCAAGCAAACTACGACATGCAGTTCTTTTTTAACCAAAGCCCAGACCAACTTGCTCAACCTATTCCTGGTCAATCAACATTCTCAATTGAATTGCTATTTAACCGTGAAGCAGAAGTTGCTACAAATATGTACCGTGGGGAAGATGGGAAGTTACTTAAAGGTAATTCTTACGAAACAAGTAACATTGCAACTAATCCAGCAGCCTACATTACAGAACAGTATGATCCAAAATGGGTTACAGAAATAGGTGTTCTTGCAGACCTTAAAATTCTTGATGACATTATTGGTCAAGGTATAGCACAAGACTTAATTGAAAATGCATCAGCATTTAAAACTACCTCAACTGGTAATAGCACTACAGGAAAAGATGAAACAGATACATCAAGCACTGATGCTGCGTCAGGATTTAATTCTGCAAAATTAGGACCGTTTGCTTCAAACATGGGTAACAAGGCGTTCTTGGTTCCAACACCTATTCGTTTATTGATATCTGAATTGTTTATGATTGAAGGCTTTGTAATGAGTAGCCAGGTCGTATTTAACAAGTTCACACCAAACATGGTTCCTACTCAGGCTCTTGTAGGTTTGCAAATACAAGCACTGTACTTTGGCTTTGCCCAAAAGAATACGTTCTTGTCAACACTGGATGTTTCATCAGACCCAGGGACTGGTGCTCCAGTTGTTACTGGGACACAGACAGCAGCAGACAAAGCAATTGTTGCCCAAACCCAACAAGGAATGGAAAACTTCTTTAGAACAGTTTATTGGCAAGAAGGAAAAAATGGACCTAGAAGTCTGATTGACTCAATCTTTAACAATGCAAAGAATGACCAAATCTTTAACTTCACTTCTGAAGTTTCACAAAAAGGACATGACTTCTACCAAGCAGCAACTGCAAAAGGTAAAACTGGTGGTGGATTATCAATTACTTTTTCTGGAAGAATAAAGATTTGGTGGCATTCTTACGTAGATGGTGCTTCAAACTCTAGGTCAACAATTCCAACAAGTGCTGGTGGTAGTTGGACATACAAAACTGGTGCTCCACCGTCAGCAGCAACTGGTGGCATATCACTATCGTCTTGGGGTACGTCTAGTTCTCCATTTACATTAAGTTGTCAAGACTTTCATACAAAATATGATGTAAGTAATACTTTCTCAGACACTTGTTATTTTGGTTTGGCAAGTGATGATGATTACGAAGCGCACTATAAATGGGAACGCCCAATTGCTAACTTGCCAATACCATTTAACCAAGACAAGTTTAATGTTGATCTTGAAATAAACATTAAAGTAACACGTGGTGGTCAAACCTTGTACGCTCCACAGAAAATAGTTAAGTCATACAGGGGTCTTCAAGCAGATGACGAACAACTATGGAAATCAGTTTCATTGTCCCCTGCGTACCTTGAAAAGAAAAGGATTAACTGATGATTACAGTTCTTTCTCGTTATACCTACGCAGATGTCAACTTAAATGGATTGCGTACTGCTGAACGTAAAGAAGTCCGTGATGTCTATGTTCAGAAGTACACAGTAAGAATGAGAGACACAATTGAATCTATTGCAGCAGAAATCTATGGTGATTCATCATTGTGGTGGAGAATCGCAGACCTTAATCCACAAGTACAATTTCCTTTAGATTTAGAACCAGGGATGGTTATCCGTATTCCGCAATGATTAGAAGGGATGCGTATAAAGATGCCCCAATCATTGAGATTGAAGTGGTTGGCGGAACAGTACCAGTTGCTGACGTTGTTTCTACAGAAATTGTTTTCTCTGAAAACAAACACGATATGGCTACCTTAACTTATTCAGGGTTTCCTCCACAGGCTGTAACTGCGTACTCAGGATTACCTGTATACATTAAGTTTGGAAATAACGAAGCAAACATTAAAGAGTTTCATGGGTATGTTGCCTACGTTGAGGCTAACTCATATACACGTATGGGCCTTGTAAACGACTCACGCATTCAAGAAGCAAAAGTGGTTTGCTTTGGTGTTAGTTATAACATGAAGCCAACTAGGTCTATTGTTTATAAAGATATTACTTTGCCTAAGTTAGTTAAAACTATTGCCAACCGATATAACTTTTCTTACTCAGTACCAAACAATAACTTTGTAATTCCATCAATAGATCAATCTTCTAAATCAGATTGGGAAGTTCTTGTAAGTACAGCAAAGCAACTTGGTTATTACGTCACAGTTACTGATACACATATATCTGTATACGACCCCTTTTCTTCGTATTATCGTTCCTTGCCAGTCACTATTTTAAATTCATTAGAAGCAGACAAAGGTTCAGAACGGAACCCAGGAAACATTTTGGAGTTTAAAGGAACATTTGGTGATGTTACACCACACGGTTCTAGCCATAACTATGTTATAAAAACATTAGATGCAAAAGGAAAGAATGTTGAGTATTCAACTAAAAACAATGTTGGAAGTGGTTTAGGTAAAAAAGTAAACCGTAGGTTTACTCAAGAGGTAACCATGAACGCTGTATCTAAAGAAGCGTTGCGACAATACGCAGACGGATACATAAAACAATCCGTGCCTCTACATGCTGATGTTACTGCACTGGGTATTTCTACAGTATTCCCTGGGTCACTTGTTATTGTTAATAAATACCAATCGGAATTTGATGGTTACTGGTTTGTAGAAGAAGTAAGGCATGTAATAAATACTGATCATTACTTAACACATTTACATATAAAAACAGATTCAACTAACGCTGCTTCTATGACCCTTGGTTCTGGAAGAACGTATAAAAAACATCCAGGGTCACGATTGGTTAATAACACATGGATAACCCAAAAGGAATTTTCTTATGTCTACTAATTTGTACCGTGCTGTAGTTGCGTATTCAAATGCAAGTACTGGAGAAATAAAAGTCCGTATACCTTCAAAGTTTGGACCAGATGTAACTGTTCCAATCTCGTATTACGGTAGGTCAGCACCTTGGGATGTCCCAGCAGTTGGTAACCAAGTTGTAGTTGGCGCAGATGACGAACACTTTACAAACGTATTTATTATTAATATAAAACCGACAGGATAGTTATGATTATTAAAGAACCATTTTCAATAGCACCCTCTGGAAAAGTTGCAGTAGTTACTGAGGCATCGTCTGTTACCTCACAAAAGGTAGCAAACTATATATTGACAAACACGTATGAACGGCCTATGTCATCTGCTTATGGTGCTAACAGCCAAATGCTTGTATATGAAAACTTTGATTCAATGATATTTTCTGAATTTAAAATGGAGACATTACGAGAATTACAAAAGCATATTTCTGGGGCAGCAATACTTGATATGCGTATGATCCCTGGTGGGTACTCTGAGCGTAATGGCTCAAACGAGAACACAATGCTTATTGATGTACAGTATAAATTGCCAATTGGTGGGGTGCGAAGTATCCAAATAGACCTTGTATCCCCCCTTTCATTGACTGAGGAAAGCCCATTATGACCACATTTGATTACACAAGCCGAGATTACTTCTCAATTAAAACTGACCTTTTGGCACGTGCTGAACAAGTTCTACCAGAATGGACATCCCGTGATTCATCTGACTTCGGTATGTTACTTGTAGACCTTTGGGCTTATATGGGAGACATTCTTCATTACTATATTGATCGTGCTGCTCAAGAATCGTTCTTAGAAACAGCAACACAACGTGAAAGTATTTTGGCAATTGCTAACTTGTTGGACTACACACCAGCAGGTAGGACCGCAGCAGCAACAAACATTGTTTTAGACGCAACAAATTCTTCGGCCACAGACGCTACCCCCATTCTTATACCAAAGTACACACGGTTTTTGGCTAAACCACTGTTGGATACTGCTGACGATGTTGTGTTTACATCTGATACTGCTATTGCATTTAACTCAACTGGTGCTGCTATATCTGGGTATGCAACATACCAAAAAACAGAACCAGTAAATCTAAACCTTACTGAAGGTGAGTTATTTGAGGAATCATTTACCAGTGATGGTCGGGTATCACAACAATACACATTGTCATACACGGGTGTAATTGACTCTTCGGTTGAAGTATATATTGCTGAAGGAACTAACGGCGCTGAAGTAACTTATAGCAAAGTTGATCGTTTAATTGAGACAACAAACTCAGACTTAGTATTTGCTGTATCTCTTGCTGCTGATGATTCATCCACAATTGTATTTGGTAACTCAGTACACGGAAAAATCCCAACCACAAACGCACTTGTTCGTATTGTGTACAGGCGTAGTCGTGGTGCTGCTGGAAACGTAGACGTAAACGCTGTACAAGGTTTTGAATCACTTAACAACATTTATGGACCTACCTATGATGGTATTGAAATTACTCCAAACACAACTAAAGCATTTGGTGGTTCTGATAGTGAAAGCATTGCATCACTTCAAAATAACATCCCAGCATCGTTCCGTTCACAAGACCGTGCTGTGTCCTTAAACGACTACAGCGATTTAACTCTTCGTGTTCCTAGCGTTGTAAAAGCAACTGCTGCTGTGAGTGCAAGTGTTTCCTACCAGGGTCTTATTACGTCTAAACAAATTACTAATGACTATGTAATTCTTAAGACAGCATCAGCACATGGACTTACAGTTTCTAATATTATTGGAGTTTCTGGGTTAGGAGAACCATACGATGGTTCTTTCCAACTAACTACGGCATCAGCAACAACATTGGCTTATGCAATAGATGATGGGTACTCAAACACCGCATCTATTGCAGTTAACTCTGCTACTGCTTTATGGCGTAACGACAACATTAGAATATACGCACTCACTGACCAAGCAATTTATGACGGAACACTAGATGTATCACCAACAACATCACCACTTTATGTAGATGCGTTTACTCGTACGCAAGTATATGACTACATCAATCCACGTCAAATGATTGGTGTTAACTCTGTAGTTATGCCAACAGTGACTTTAACACCTGTAAATATTGACATTACATTAAACGTAATGCCAACATATGTTAAACAAAGCGTTGAAGATGATGTAACAAACGCAATTAAAGATTTGTTCTCTTTTTCAAATGTTTCATTTGACCAGGTGGTAACTTTAGGAACTTTGTATAGGACAATACTTGATGTATCTGGAGTTGATTACGTAACCATTAATCAATTCACCACAACAAGTAGTCCAAACACAATTGACACTGTTGGGATTAGCCCAAGCGTTAAAGGTGTTACAACTACAACTGGAACACTTTTATTGTTATCTTCGTTGGTAATTACATCTAGTGGCGGAATTGTAACGGCATAATATGGCATACACCTCGTTCCGTGTTCGTAGGCAAGACACCGTTGGTGCGCCTGACTCTAACCCATTTGGTTCGTACCTTCGTGGTACGGATACAACAGCACCAACTGGACTAACTAGAGATACATCAGATAACGCACTACGTGCTGATGGGTTCATTGCAGCAACTGGAGAACTAGTTGTCAACGCAACTTTTACTGCTACTGCGGTTGACTACGCAACAATTAATTTGGAATGGTCACAATTTGGAATGAACAACCCTTCTGAAAATGGATCTGGTGAGTCTGGAATATATGAAATTGTAGTTGTCTACGGAAAAAATGGTGCTCCAGAAACTGTCGCTGATGGTGTCGTAATTAAAGCACAACAGTATGACGACATTGTTTGGGCTGTGGAACACCATGATCTTCCTCAAGGCAGATGGGCTTACTATTCATTGTTCTTGCATTGGAACCAAAATGGAACTGGACCTACTGGTGTTAGTTGGTACGAACGTGTAGCGACATTACAAGAATTAGTTCCTTATAACCACGGATCAACTGACAAGTTATGGAAAAGAATTCCTGAGTATCTTCGTTCTTCGGATACATCTGGGGCAGATATTGACCCGTACAACCAAGGTCAAGGACAATTCCGTAGGTTCATTTCAATTTTTGGTTTTGAAATGGATAGAACACAAACCCTTATTGATGCAGTTATGACTGGGTATGACCCTTCGTTAAATGAATCAACATCAATTTCTCATCTAACAAACATGCTTGGTTTGGAAATAACACCAGAAGAAATCGGTACTTCACGTATCCGCCAGATCATCCAAGACATTGGTTACTACCGTTTACGTAAAGGAACTATTGAAGCAGCAGCACAATACATTACGGCGCTAAGTGGTTGCCAAGTTGATGTAGTTGAAAACACTACAGACCCCCGATACACCTTCCGTGTGTACTCCGAAAAGGTAAACCTTGTTGCTGACTCATTGTTTGTAATTGAAACAGGGGTTAAAAAATGGGAATTTAGTTCTTCTACTGCATCATGCTCGTACACCAAATCAAATGAAGTTCTCACAGTTACAAACACAAGCGGTGCTTCAGCACAATTTGCCCTTACCTCAATGGTAGCCGTACCTGTAGATGCAGAAACAGATTACTGGTCTTCTATGAAAGTATCTGGTAATGGATCTGTGTACGGTTCATACTGGTCAGCATCTGCTGGGTGGGCAACATGGAACACAGCCGAACAAACTGATTCTTTGATCCCAGTGAACCTTTCACCCACAGGCCGCCGTGTAACTCTTATGCCAGATAGCGCTAGTGCTATGGCATATCCAGTAATGCTGTTTAAGTTAAACGCTGGGCAAACCATGACAGTTTCAGAGTGGATGGTTGAACCAAAAACTTATGGAACATTCTTCAACGGTGACTCAGACTTTGGTGGGTTTATTTATCAAAACAACTTTGCTGACTACGCTTGGAGTGGTAGTCAATACGCTTCTTATTCTTTGTACACTACAAACAAACAGAAAACAAAAAACGCAATTAACAAGTTGTTGCCAACCCTCATTCCAGTTACAGTATTGATTAAAGGTCTTACAGGATACGAAGTTATATACGATTGGATTCCAGGAAAAGAATGAACTACATAATCTGTGCATTAGCCGTTTACAAAGCAGTTCAAATACTTGAAGCAATTTCTCCACGGGAAGCAATGCCGTGGGTCAAGGTATTGGTAGGAACAGTTTTGTCTTACGCTTCAATCTTTATCGTTCCTTTTGATGACCGATGGTTAGCAGGTTTAGCAGTAGCGACACTTGCAGGAACGGTACACACCCTGCTACGCTTGCTGACTCTAATGGGGGACATGTCGTTTAAACGCTCAATCAAATAAGGAAAGAACATGGATTACTTAATCGGTGGTACTGGTAACGCATCAGCAAACGTAATTGAATCTGGTCTTAGTGACCTTAAAGGAAGTTGGTTTCACATCTTGTGGACAGGTAAACCAACCGCAGGTCAGGCACGAGTCCTTGACTGGATGATTGACCACAGTGCAAAGTTCACGGTCTATACAGAATCTGGAAAAGTCCCCCCAGCAGTTGGTCAGGCTTCCGATTCAATTGTCAAGGTAGACAGCCTTGTAGAAGACGCTTTTTTTCAAGCCCAAACTCGTTCAGAGAATTCACTAGCAGTCCTTGTCCTGTATGACGAAGATGAGACTAAGGAAGCAACAGACCTTACTCAGAGTTTAGTTTTTGGAGCGCATGACCGCAACCTGAGTTGCTTGGAGTTGACCAATGGTCTTGCCCCACTGACCGTAGATAGCACCCCAGAGGCCCCTAGGAAGCCCCAGGATGCACCAAAACCAGAGGTGGTGTCTACCCCACGCATGGAGAAAGTATTGAGCGTTGTAGAGCCTGTAATGCAGATTACCGTCTATTCTGACGGGTCTAT